TCAATCGGCGGCCTGCGCTACACTGCGAACATTGAGACATGGAGTGAATGACATGGGGCGCCCGTCAAAACTGACTGACAAGCAATGGGCTGAAATTCAACAACGTCTGCTGGCCGGCGAGAAGTCCCGACCACTGGGGCGCGAGTTCGGCGTCAGCGATGTCGCCATCAATAAACGGTTTGGTTCGCAAAACAAACAAATTAAAACCGTTGCAAATCAAATACTTGCAGCGGAGCAAAATTTAAAGGCCCTTCCTGCGAGTTCGCAAATCACTGCCGTAAGTTTGGCAAACAAACTTCGGGCGGCATCGATGTACCTGGCTGATAGTGCTATTTCCGGCGCACGTACGGGGGCGCATCTGAAGGCCGTAGCGGGTTTCCATGCCGAAATGGTGACACGGACTAATGCGGGTGACGATGAGGGCGTGGCACTGCAACGCGTGATTGCAGGGCTGACCCAGGTGGCCAACGAGTCTGAAAAAACCGCGCTGAACCTCCTGGCGGCTAACAAAGAGGCCATCAAAGATCGCGGTACCGAGCGCGTTATACGCGTAGTGAATTCGCCAGATGACTGACGCCGATACAATCCGTCTGCAAAAATTCCACGCCGACCAATCCCGCATTTATAAAAATCGGGAGCGATTCAGCGTGTGGCGATGTGGGCGACGCTACGGCAAAACAACCGCGCTGGAAAATATCGCGTCGAACTGGGGAGCTCACGGCGATCTGACAGGCTGGTTCTCGCCAACGTATAAATTATTGCTCCCCACCTACAAGCGCGTGCTGCAAATTGTTCGGCCCATCGTCAAGGCGGCATCAAAAATTGACGCAATCATCGAATTGGAGACCGGGGGCGCGATTGAATTTTGGACCCTGAACGACGAGGACGCCGGTCGGTCGCGTAAATATCACCACGTGATTATCGACGAGGGTTCGCTGGTCAAGCGTGGGCTGCGTGATACCTGGGAGCAGTCGATTGCGCCGACACTGCTGGATTATGGTGGTGACGCAATCATGGCCGGGACGCCGAAGGGCATCGACGACGAAAACTTCTTTTACCAGGCATGCACTAATAAAAAACTGGGCTGGAAAGAATTCCACGCGCCCACATCGGCGAACCCCATGATTAGTCGCGAAGCGCTCGCAAAATTGCCGTCTGAAGTGCCGCCCCTGGTTTATCAGCAAGAGTACCTGGCCGAATTCGTGAATTGGTCCGGCGCGATGTTTTTCAGTCTGGACGCGATGTTGCAGGACGGGAAGCCGGTGCAATACCCAGAAAAGATCGATACGGTTTACGCTACGTTGGACAGCGCAATTAAAACCGGCTCGAAAAACGACGGCACGGGAATCACGTTCTGGGGCTACTGCCGATTCCCGACACCACACCTAATCGTGCTGGACTGGGAGCTAATTCAGATCGAAGGGTCGCTGCTTGAAGCGTGGTTGCCAAGTCAGTTCGCCCGCTGCGAAGAGCTAGCGGCCGCTTGCGGAGCGCGGTATGGCTCCCAGGGCATCCACATCGAAGATAAGGCGTCAGGTATCATCCTGATCCAACAAGGCATTAGGCGTGGCTGGAATGTCCACGCGATCGATAGTAAGCTGACCGCCGTGGGTAAAGAGGAGCGCGCCGTATCAATCTCGGGGCATGTGCATCAAGGTAAGGTGAAGATTTCCCAATACGCTTATGATAAACTCACGACGTATAAGGAAATGACACGCAATCATTTTCTCACGCAGGTTCTGGGTTTTAAAATCGGTGAGAAGGACCAAGCCGACGATCTATTTGATACTTTCACCTACGGCGTTGCCATCGGCTTAGGGGACAGCGAGGGTTTTTAATGAGTACATTAGCCATCACCGGATCCGGCCTCGGGTCACAACTCACCGACTTGATGAACGCCGATACAATTGAGCCGGGCAGCGACCCGTCGTATCAAATCTGCAAGACGATCTATTTGTACCACCCACTCGGCGGGAAGATGGTCGACGGGCCTGTAAAACTCGCGCAGTCGCAGCAACGGCTGATAAGCATTCCAAACGGGCCCGAAGAGAAAGTGCGCGACGCATTTGAATCTGAATGGAAGCGGCTCAAATGCGACGAGCACATTGCCGCCGTCATGACCAATGTCCGCACGTACGGCATCGGGACCATCATTTTCGGCGCACCGAAAGTTCCGACTGATAAGCCGATTGAACTCTCAGAATTACCCGACCTCGATCTGTATTTCAACGTCCTGGATCCGCTGAACACCGCGGGTTCGCTAGTGCTCAATCAGGACCCCAATTCGCCAGACTACCAGAAGGTCCAAGGTGTCGCCGTCGCGGGTCAGCCGTATCACCGAAGCCGGGCCTGCGTGGTCATGAACGAGAATCCGATATACATCGCTTACACATCGTCGTCCTTCGGCTTTGTTGGCCGATCTGTGTTCCAGCGCGCCCTATTCCCGCTCAAGTCATTCATCCAGTCGATGCTCACCGACGATTTAGTGACGCTCAAGGCGGGCGCAGTCGTCGCTAAGATGAAGCCGGCCGGCTCGATTATTAATAACTTGATGCAGAAAGCCGCCGACATAAAGCGCGGTTTACTGCAACAGGCGCAGACCGGCAACGTTATTTCCATTTCCGAAACGGAAAGCATTGAGACCCTGGACTTGACCAATGTCAACATGGCCATGTCTGAGAGTCGGAAAAACATTCTGGAGAATATCGCCAGCGCTGCGGACATGCCCGCCAAACTGCTGAACGGCGAGACGTTCGCCGAGGGGTTCGGTGAGGGCACCGAGGATGCTAAAGCGGTGGCGCGATACATCGAAAATCTGCGTGGCACCATGGCTGACCTGTATCGATTTTTCGATGTTATTGTTCAGTACCGCGCCTGGAACCCGGCGTTTTACGCAGCGATTCAAGTCGAGTTCCCGGAATATGCCGACGTCGATTTTAATACTGCGTTTTACCAGTGGAAAAATTCGTTCACCGCTGAATGGCCGTCGTTCCTAATTGAACCCGAATCGGAAAAGGTGAAAGTTGAGGAGATTAAATTTAAGGCAATCGTATCGCTGCTTGAAATTTTGTTGCCCCAGTCCGACCCTGATAATAAAGCACGAATCGTTCAGTGGGCCGCCGACAACATGAACGAGAATAAACTCATGTTTACGTCGCCGCTGGAAATCGACGCCCAGGCCATGGCTGACTATGAGCCCCCGCAGCCCATGATGGAACCGTCCGCACCTGAACCGAAAGGCGAGCGCCCACTATGACATTTTACGAGCTGCTGACCGAAGCGATTCGGGAATTCGAGACGAACGGATATCAGACACCCGAACAGCTTGCCGCCTGGGACTCGAGAATCCGTTCGGCAGCGGGTGGCGCAATGGTGTCTGAGGATCTGGTGACGCGTCGCATGATTGACACGTTTCGCGCTACATTCCACAAGCAGATCGATAACGGCGGCATTCTCCGCACGCATCCTGGCATTGCCCGGTTCACACTCGACCGAGTCAAGCCGGCATTACGCGCCGAGCTGGATCGACGCATCATGGCCAGCGCCAATTTGATAAAATTGAATCGGCAAGCTGCAATAGAGAAAACGATGCAGCGGTTCAGCGGCTGGGCGACCAGCATACCTGCGGGGGGCTCGCGTGCGGTCGATAAGCAATATGTGAAAGCTGATGTTCGCAAATCGCTGGCTCAATTGCCGTTTGTCGAGCGCCGGGTAATCATCGATCAGGGTCATAAATTTGTATCGAGCCTGAACAACATCCTCGCTGTGGATGGCGGCGCGCTGGCCGGTAAGTGGCATTCGCATTGGCGATCGCCTGGGTATGATTATAGGCCGGACCATAAAGACCGCGACCAACGAATTTATTTGATCCGTGGCAGTTGGGCACAGGAAAAAGGTCTAGTCAAGGTTGGACCCGATGGGTACACGGATCAAATCACCGCGCCAGGTGAAGAGGTGTATTGCTCATGCAGCTATGTCTATTTGTATAATTTACGCGATTTGCCAGATACTATGCTGACTAAATCCGGGCGCGAGGCGATTAAACGATGAACACACCGTATGCTGCGGGAATCATGTTTCGCTGTGCGGGTAAAGTGCTACTTGTCCAACGTGGCATGCAAGGTGATCATCCCGGGGAATGGGCATTTCCCGGGGGGCACATTGAATCAGGTGAGACCCCAGAGTATGCTGCTCGCCGAGAAATTAGCGAGGAACTCGGTATAAATTACGAAAAACCACTAATTCTTCACACCGTGATTGATGGGTTTGTCACATATCTGGCTGACGTACCTGAAATGTTTACTCCGACTCTTAACGAGGAAAGCCTGGGGTTTACTTGGTACGATGTAGCCATGCCTTTCGACAAAGCCAGCGTTCGTACATACGATAATGATGGAACTATGAAAATGCATCCCGGGGCATTGTCAGCAATATTATCGCATGGACTGAACGAAACTGAGATTGCCATTGCAATTCGTGATGGCGAGCTACCATCACCCCAGATTCTGGACAACATGGCACTGTTCGCCGTGCGCATCACCGGGACCGGCACGGCGTACCGGACCAAATTCGACGAGTACACGTATCGCCCCCCAGAAAATTATCTGAATGACGCGTTCCTGGCGCGCTGCAACGGCCTGCCGGTAATTTTTGAGCACCCGGAAGAGGGCACCCTTGATTCAGACGAATACCATGAGCGTAATGTCGGATCGATTGTTCTGCCGTATATCGTCGGCGATGAGGTGTGGGGCATTGCCCGAATTTACGACGAATCCGCGATTCAGATTATGAGCAACGAGCAAATGAGCACATCGCCTAGCGTGGTGTTTCATAATCCTGATGTTAACAGTACAATGCAGCTTGACGACGACACGGAAATTTTAATCGAAGGAAAGCCGTCATTGCTTGACCATCTGGCCATTTGTGAAAGTGGCGTGTGGGATAAAGGCCGTTCCCCGGCTGGTGTGAAAGTCGATAAACTTGGAGATTCAACTATGGAAGAAGTAAAGAAACCAGACGCCGAAGGGGCAAGCCTTAAGGCGATGGAAGTGAGCGAACAAGGCGTAATGGAAAAAATCCTCGAGGCCATCACCGCGCTCGGCGCTCGCATGGGTAAGATGGAAACTGCAAAGCCCGACACCAAAGCTGCCGCCGCACCGGGGCAAGAAAAAAAGCCCGACACCAAAGTTGCCGCCGCAAAGCCCGACACCGAAGTTGCCGCCGCACCAGGGCAAGAAAATATGCCGACAAAGCCCATGCCGACCGCTGCCGATGCGGATTACATGAGCAAAGCTGACGGTGACGCACTGCGCAGCCAAGTGGCCGAACTTGCCGGGCGCCAGCCGCGTGAACGCGCAGACGGCGAGGAAGCCGAACTGGCTGAATCCCAGGCTAAAGCCGATAGCGTCGCCAATTCATTTGGTGAGCGCGCTCCGGCACCGCTTATCGGGGAATCGCCATTTGCCTATCGCCAGCGCATGGCAGCACGATTTAAGAAGCACAGCAAAACCTACGCCGACATGAATATCGCGAGTATCACCGACGCCAAATTGTTCGGCGTCATCGAAGCTCAGATTTATTCCGACGCGCAATCCGCCGCCATGTCGCCGCTCGATGTGCCGAAGCATACCCTGCGTGAAGTCGTGAAAAATGACGCAACCGGTCGCCGCATTACCTCATTCGTGGGCGACCCGTCCGCGTGCTGGGACCAATTCAAATCGCCTAGCCGTCGCCGGCTCGTTGGCATCAACAAGGGGCAATAACACATGGCTAACACCATCGGCATTAACCCGTCGCTCACTACCAACGTAGTCGGCTCGTTTTCCGTCCAGTCGAACGGCTTCTACCAGGGCGAGATGCTGGACGACCCCGCCGGTCGATTCTCAATCTCGACTGGCGCGCTGGCCACCACCGAGACCCTGCCAATGTGGGCAGGTGTCGCTATTTATGAGGCGATTCCGACCGGCGGCGATAGCGTGCTGGGTTCCACTATTGGTCGCGCATTGAGCGCCGCCAGCATCGCAGGCTTCTCGATCCTGAATCAGGGATCAAACGGCATCACCACCCCGCAATCTAGCGCGCCGATGTTCTCGGCGGGCATGACGGTGCCGTTCATTCGCTACGGTTCGGAAAATCGCGTGGCGGTTCAATGCTCGGCAGCGCTAGCCAACCTGGATGGCGGCCTGACTAACCAGCTCGTTGGTTGGGATTTGACCAATCAGCAACTGATTCCGTACCAAACCATGTCCGCAACGCTGGCAATCACCGGTTTGAGCTGGTCGGGCGGCGTGGTTAGCGTGACCACCACTTCAGCTCACGGCGTGAGCACCGGCGCGTATGTCACCATCGCAGGGGCGGCACCGGCAGGCTACAACGGCGTGTATCAAGTCACCGTGACCAGTACCACCACGTTCACCTACTTGCTGGCAACCAATCCGGGATCTGAAACCACGTTCGGCACTGCAGGCCCCGCGTCGGCCGCGTTGCCCGTTAAGGTGCTGCAGATTCTGACCGGCAACAGCAAGACCATTGTTTACGACTCGGTAAACAACTTCGCTAACTTCACTCCGACCGGCAATGCCGCTCTGATTCTCATTTAAAGGGACCGACTCATGGCTAACGTAACCCCCAGCTGGGTCCAGATGCACCCGTCGTATGTAATGCCGGAAGTGTTGTTGCAGTATCAGCAAGCATCTGGCGCATTCGACACGCTGGCGACCGGCAACCCCATGGTGCGCCTGGGTGAAGGCGATCTGTACGCTTACATCAAAGCGTTTGATATCCGAACCAAAGTCACCGCCGCGCAAGCCGCTGGCAACATGCTGCCGAGCGTCACTGTCAACGCTCGCATGATTTCCACCCCGTCATACCTGCTGCGTGTTCGGGCCGAGTATGATCATCACGACACTGCGGCTTTCGGGCAATGGGGTGCGTCGCTGGTCGAAGCTCAACGTCTCGGCATGCGTCAGGGTATTTTCCAACAACTGCGCAATTCGCTGCTGTACGGCTTCAACCCGGCGAACGGCGAGGGTCTGGTTAATACCAACGGCGCAACGGCAGTGTCTTTGCCGCCCGATAGCAACGGTAACACCACCGTGGTGACGTACGACAACGGCCAGATGGCGGTATTCCTGCTGACCCAAATCAGCGCGCTGAAGACCCGTTGCATGCAACTGGGTATGCCTGCTCGAATTACGGTGCTTGGGCCGCAGCGCACTTTGGGCGCGTTTGAGTATCAGAACATCGTGCAGTTGACCCAGTTCCAGCGCCAAGGCGGCGGCACTTTGCCGACCGCAGGTGTCGTCAAGGACATTCTGGATCTGAACGGCGACGAGATTGACTGGGTTTACGACGACACCCTGATTGGCAAGGGCGCAGGCGGCACTGATGCGGTAATCATCAACATCCCGGAAATCAAGAAGCCGAGCGCGCATCGCATCGACACCAACGAGTTCGCCAAGCTGTCACCGGGCCTGGAGGCATGCGCGCTGATGCTGTGCGACATGGCTGCACCGCGTGAAATTCCGACCCCGCTTGCAGGTGGTGCGGTGGACGTGGTGTCGGAATTGCGCAGTACCTCCGGCTGGGGCGTGCGTCCGGAAGCACTGACTATCGTAAGTATGCAGTATTCTTAACACAGTGCTATGATGTGAGCGACCCCGTAAACGTTTAAGGCGGTTACGGGGTCTTGTCATTTAACTACCGGTAATAGTCAAACGACTAGGGCCATTATACACAAGGCGCTCAAAATGAAATTGTTCATCGCTAACACCACCAAGCAAGTGATTAATTTTACATACCGTTCGCCGGATCAAGACAAAATCTGTGAGCAAACTATCCCTATTGGCGCGCAGGTTCAGGTTTACAAGGATGCAGACTCCGCCGCGCTGGATTACATCATTAATCAGCATGTTTTGTACGGCCTAGTGAAAGTATCCGAGATCGACCGCACCAAGGCGTTTATCGGAGCGTGCTACCAGTTTGACAAGCCGATCGATGTTGAAAAAATCATCGTTGCCTCGACCCATAATGACGAAGTGCTAGCACTAGTCGGCCATGAGTACCGCAAGCAAGCCGCCGTCGCGCTCAGCGACCAGCTCAATCAGAACACGGGTGGTCAAGTGTCCGGGGTGTCGGTCGAGATCCAAGAAGAAGGGCGTGCCGATTCGGACCGTGACGAATTGATGGTTGAAGAGATTGAAGTGGGTAATGCAAAACGGGGTCGCGGGCGCCCGCGTAAGGAGTAATCATGCCGACCCTCGCCGATTATTTGAAATTTAT